TATGTGTAGAATGTGGCGAACTCACATTTGAATCATATGTGCCAGAAAATCTCAAAAAATGGTTCAAGGAAAAATGGGTGCGATTTGGTCCTGATGGCGAAATTCGTGGAGCATGTGCCAGAGGGTCATCTGGAGAAGGCAAACCCAAATGTCTACCTGCCAAAAAAGCCTATGCACTGGGCAAAAAAGGCAGAGCCAAGGCATCATCTCGCAAACGCAGACAGGATCCCCAAAAGAACAGACGAGGCCCTGCCAAAAACGTCAAAACTAAGTAAACACATGAATAAAACACTTTTAGAAATACTCAAGGAAACAGTCACGGAAGATGAATCCAAACTGGTGCCTGAAGCAAAATTGGTAGATGACCTTGGCTGTGACAGTTTGTCTGCTGTGGAAATCACCATGGAATTAGAAAGCAGACTTGATATCACCATAGATGATGACGAAGTCAGCCAAATTGTAACCATTGGAGACATCATAAATATAGTTGAGAGCAAACTATGAACTTTGACGAACTCAAACATCAAATACAAAATCCACAAGCAGGCGATGTATTGACACTTGAATTTGGCGATGCACTGGCCATTGATACACCCATCATTGAGATGCACGGCAACAACATTCTTGTGTACACAGACGAAATTGCAGGCAAGTTGATCAACACACTTGAAGCAGAATACAGAGGAAGAAAAGTCAAACTTGGCAAACCCATGCGTGGCGATGTCAAGAAGTTCAAAGTGTATGTAAAGGATCCAAAGACAGGCAATGTAAAAAAAGTCAACTTTGGCGATCCCAACATGAGAATTAAAAAATCAAATCCAGCACGAAGAAGATCATTCCGTGCAAGACACAACTGTGCGAATCCAGGACCAAGAACCAAAGCAAGATATTGGTCTTGTCGCAAGTGGTAATGTGTCATATCTAAATCACAATATTCCACCCTTTACATGTTTTATTAGAAATGAATACATGTTTGACCACGAGTCAGGACATGGCGAATTCACCATAGCAGATGTGCATTCTGTAGCATCAATGGAACATCGTGTGCCACTGTTTGAAGCACTGTTGGAAAATGGTGTAAACTGGACACGCAGACCCATCATGGCATTCTGTTGGAAAAAGGATGCACCTACACATCCAATTGAAATGCATCAGTATTGGAATTGTTTTTCACCTTATGTGGATGTGAATGTTCGCAACAGATTAGCCAAGCGACGAGCAGAACTCATCGACTATTGCGGCAACAAGCATTGGGGCGAATACATGTTCACCATTGACTGGGCATGGGAAAACAAAGCAGGCAACACAGATGTAAACTTTTCAGAGGATCCAGAACACAAGTGTGGACATACATTCAAAATGGATGATGGCAACTATTTCATATATCCCAACAACAGAATTGTGTGGTCAGATGATGCATACATTCACAACAGACTGCAACGCAATCCTGGCTACAAAATTGATCACACTGTGTACACAGTGGAAAACAAACGCACAGGAGAAACCAACAATGAATACATGACAAAATTTGGCAAGAATGTTGGCGAATCCTATGATGATACCAATTACCACAGATAGTAAATAACTGTATGACACTCAAAGAATTAGGCATATCAACCACCAAACAAACAGTTTCTCCGCAATCACCAGGATCAAGAGGCCTTGCTCTCAACAAAAATCGTCCAGCCAAAAGATATTACGACACAGTGATGTCAAAAAAAAGTAATAGACAAAAGTAATATTTTGTTTTACAATAACAATCAAGGAGCACTCTTATGAAAACATTAAACACAGAAGAACAAGCAAAAGTAAAACACGTCATTGAAAGTGGCATCAAAGTCAAACAAGAAGTCAAGGATCTGTCAGATGGTTTGAGAGACACAGTCAAAGCAGTAGCAGAAGAACTTGAAATCAAACCAGCACTGTTATCCAAAGCAATTTTAGTGGCATTCAAGGAATCACTGGCAGCTGAAAAACATGACATTGAAGAACTGGAAGAACTTCTAGCCGTGGCAAAAAAGGCCTAATGAGTTACGTAGACGCACTGTTTGATCGTGACACAGACAAGATATCTGTGGTTGAACGCATCAAAGGCGAAAGGCGATATGTGGAATATCCTGCTCGCTATGTGGCGTACTACGATGATCCCAAGGGCAAATTCAAATCAGTGTATGGCACTCCTGTGTCACGCATTGCAACCAAGTCAGGCAAAGAATTCAAACGCGAAGTTCACATGCAGTCAGGCAAGCGACTGTATGAATCAGACATCAATCCCATATTCCGCTGTCTAGAAGAAAACTATTTGAACAAGGATGCTCCAGAACTACAGGTTGCATTCTTTGACATTGAGGTTGACTTTGATCCCAACAAAGGTTATGCCAAGCCAGCAGATGCTTGGGCACCAATCATTTCAATCACAGTGTATCTGCAGTGGTTGGATCAATTGATATCACTGGCAATACCTCCCCGAGACTTTCCAAATCCAGAAATCATTGAACAAGAATTTGAAAACACCATGCTGTGCGAATCAGAAGCAGACATGTTGGACAAGTTCATTGCACTTATAGAAGACGCTGATGTGTTGAGTGGATGGAACTCAGAAGGTTTTGATATTCCCTACACAGTGAACAGAATACAAAAGGTGATGAGCAAAGATGACACAAGACGTCTGTGTCTGTGGAACACATATCCACGCAAGAGACTGTTTGAAAGATTTGGTAATGAAGAAGTCACATATGACATCATTGGCAGAGTGCACCTGGACTACATGCAGTTATACAGAAAATACACCTATGAAGAACGTCATTCATATGCACTGGATTTTATTTCCAAGATGGAGTTGGGAGAACAGAAAACTCCATATGAAGGCACACTGGATCAACTGTATAACCAAGACTTTGTCAAGTTCATTGAATACAACAGACAAGACGTGGCACTGTTGGGTAGACTGGATGAAAAACTAAAATTTATTGCACTGTCAAATGAACTGGCTCATTCAAACACTGTGTTGATTCAAACCACCATGGGTGCTGTGGCAGTGACAGAACAAGGCATCATCAATGAAGCACACAGACGTGGCATGGTTGTGCCAGACAGAGTGAGACGTGAACCTGGATCAGATCCTGCGGCAGGTGCCTATGTGGCTTATCCAAAGAAAGGTTTGCAGGATTGGATTGGATCCATCGACATCAACTCCCTGTATCCATCTGTGATTAGAGCATTAAACATGGCTCCTGAAACCATTGTGGGTCAACTGAGACAAACACTCACAGAAGAAGAAATTGAACGCAGAATGACCATGGAAAAGAAATCCTTTGCAGGTGCATGGGAAGGTGAATTTGGTTCATTTGAATATCAAGCAGTGATGCGTAAAGACAGAGCACAGAGCATAACCATTGATTGGGAGTCAGGCGAGTCCAACATATTGAGTGCGGCAGAAGTGTATGAACTGATATTCAACTCAGATCAACCATGGTTCCTGTCTGCTAATGGCACAATCTTTACACATGAGTTTGCAGGCGTTATTCCAGGATTACTAGAACGTTGGTATGCTGAACGTAAAGACTTACAAGCCAAAAGGAAAAAAGCCATTGACGCAGGCAACAAAACTGAACAAGCATTCTGGGACAAGCGACAGTTGGTGAAAAAAATTAATTTAAATTCGCTGTATGGTGCAATTCTTAATCCAGGCTGTAGATTCTTTGATACACGCATAGGACAGTCAACCACACTCACAGGGAGGTGTATTACAAGACACATGGCTGCCAAGACCAATGAAATTATCTGTGGCGAGTATGATTACAGAGGTCCGTCAATAATTTATGGTGACACAGACTCTGTGTATTTTTCTGCATATCAGCCACTCAAGGCAGAAATCGATGCAGGCAACATTCCATGGACCAAAGAATCAGTGGTGCAACTGTATGATTCTGTGGCAGAAGAAGTCAACAAGTCATTTCCAAAATTCATGCAGGAAGCATTCAACTGTCCGTCCTCATATGGAAAAATAATTGCAGGTGGTAGAGAAGCAGTAGGCACCAAAGGACTTTTTATTACAAAGAAAAGATATGCCATGAAAATATATGATCTTGAAGGTGAATCAGTTGACAAAATCAAAGCCATGGGCCTAGACCTCAAACGTTCAGACACGCCAGCATACATTCAAGACTTCCTATCAGATGTTTTGGACAAAGTGTTGATGGGTGCTGGCGAAGAAGAAGTCATGGACTTCATTGCAGACTTTCGTTTGGAATTCAAAAAGATGCCTGGTTGGGAAAAAGGATCGCCACGTCGTGTGAACAAACTCACAGAATATCATTCTCGTGAAAAACGCAAAGGCAAGATCAACATGCCAGGACACGTGAGAGCGGCCATCAATTGGAACACACTCAAAAAAGTTTACAATGACAAGTATTCCATGGACATAATTGACGGGCAGAAATGTATTGTGTGCAAACTCAAAGACAATCCTATGGGTTACACCTCTATTGCATATCCAACAGACGAACTGCGTATTCCAGATTGGTTCAAAGAACTGCCATTTGCAGATGATGAAATGGAATCCACACTGATCAATAAAAAACTTGACAATCTCATTGGTGTGTTGGATTGGGACCTTGGTGCCTCAGAAGCAGACAACACTTTTGATAAATTATTTGGATAATGGCATCACGTGAAGACATCAAACAAGCACTTAAAATTCTTGATAAAGCAGTTCAGGAAGATTTTGTAGAGATCAAAAATGACATCATCCAATTGACATCATCTCTCAAAAAATTTTTGTCCGACTCAGAAAAAGCATACATCGACACATCAGCAAATATTCCTATGGTTAAGTCGTGGTATAAATTTGACGATGAATTTTTCAATAACTTAACAACCGAATACGATCCGCAACTTGATGAATTTGTCAAAAATTGGTTGATCAAAGAAAGTGATTGGAAATATCCAAGTTGTTATATTGCACCTTACTCTTTGGCATTCGTAGAACACGGTCTAAAATCTGCGTTGACGTATGTGCTGACAAACAAATACACATTGCAAGATGTCAAAGATACAGTCAGAAAAAGTTTACAAAAAAATACATCAACCACATTGCCTGTGTACAGAGTCAACGAATTAGATGAACATCTAGAAATTTCTGATTATGATGCACCACATGGACAAATAGGAACTATTATTTGTATTGATTTTTTGATTTATTGTGCCTACGAACAGTTAGTGAACTTCATTTCCAGCCTCAACAAAATATTGCGACCGGGTGGTAAATGCCTATTGCATTTTACAGATGCAGACAAATCAACAGAATGGGAAATGGTAAAACACAGAAAAAGGACATTCTGTTGCAGTGACATTGTTGAAAAATTGCTTTATGATACAGATTTGACAATAACCAATATCTATAAACTAAATGAAAGATATACTTTGCTTGAAATCACTAAACATGGTACTATATCATCACAAAAAATTTCTGCAACAAAAATAGAACAAGTGCGTTGACTTTAGCTCTAAATAATCTTATAATAAGAACACTTAGGAGATACACAGTATGAAAGACACACTACAAGACATTGTCAAACACACACATTCACTTGGCTTCATCGATCTAGTCAAGATTGTGGGTGATGACAAATCCACAACCATTGACGCCATGGCAGAAGACAGATCTGTTGTGGTCAAATCTGAACTCAAATCACCTGTACCAGAATTCGCAGGCACATTTGGAATGCCTAACTTGGGCAAACTTGACATTCTACTCAAACTGCCTGTCTACAAAGACAACGCAGAGATCACAGTCAACACACAAGAACGCAACGGTGATACAGTGCCTGTGGGTTTACACTTTGAAAATGATTCTAAAGATTTTAAAAACGACTATCGCTTTATGAACGCAGAAATTGTCAACGAAAAACTAAAATCTGTGCAGTTTAGAGGAGTGAATTGGCATGTCACTATCAAACCAACCATGCCAGATGTGCAAAGATTAAACTTCCAAGCACAAGCCAACGCAGAAGAAAATGTGTTCACTGTGTCAACAGATGGAGATGCACTT